GCTCTTTTATAAGTTATTGATTTTAAAGACTAATTACACGAGATTTGCTACTTGCGTGAACCTGTAGTATTTGTTAGTCTGAGCAGCTAAACGACCAAGGCCTTGGTTGGTTCCTTCGGCGAAGGGGTTGGCCACAAGTCCATACCTAGTTTGGTATCCGATCACTGGAGTTAGTGTCGCGGGATCGACTGCCTGCAGCTTCTGTAGTGGAACATAAGGAGCATAAATTAGACCAACGTCGTAGGAATCAGCGCCCTTATACCCGATGGTGAAGTAATTTCCGGTGGTAAACGGATCAATATAGACCTTATAACGACCGTTAAGAACGCCTGCGAAGGTATTACCAACGTCAGTTACCTGTAGATTGCTATTTGGATCTAGGTTTGGAGTATAGCTTAGAAGACCAGCCGCGGCGAATGCAGATGCAACATCGCTAGAACAAATTACGAAGTTACCTTTGCCGCGCCGAGTGTCTTTAGCAATCTGGTTAGCTTCACGATCTAGCTGGAACATGAGACCCTTGAACTTTTCTACCATCCAACGACCATTGGAATCAGTGTCAAGATCATAGGTACCAGCAGTCGTAACCTGTGACTGAGAACCAGCTACTGCAGTAATGTTAATCGTACGAAGTAGTTCACGATTAATTTCCGCAAGAATTTCGCTAGCAAGAATGCTTGAAAGTTCCGCGTCCGCATCAAGTCCATGTACCTTCTTTAGATCCTGGGCGGTTTCTAGAGTGTAGGAAGATGCTAGTTTGCGGCTCTGAGCAGTTACAGTTACCTTCTCAATGCTGAAGGCCATCTGTGCCCAGGCAGTGTTACCAGAAGCGCCTAGAGCTTCGGCCTGTGCAGTAGGCATACCACCAGCAGTATTATAGGTTGAAGTATTACCAGTTGGAACAGTACCAGTCTGGTTCTGATCAATTGTGGTATTACCAGAAACAACGCTAGAGAACGCAGTATTGGCTTCGTTATAAAGTGCTTCAGTACCAGACTGAGTACCATAACGTGAACGTAGAGCAAATACGATACCAGTTGGGCCGGTCATTGGCTGAACGCCAGCAATATCATATGCGATTAGAGCAGGAGCAGCACGACGAACCAGGCTGATTAGGATTGGATCGAAGTTAGCAATACCAGCACCAGTGGTGTTAACCGGAATACCACCAGCTTCGCTTAGGACCTGATGTGCCTGTGAAATTTCAGACTGTGTATTTTCTAGAAGCTGAGCAGTAGCGTTCCGGCGAGCAATATCCCGAATAGCAGGAATATCAGGATGGTTAAGAATCGGTGCCCACTTCTGTAATAGATTTTCAGTTGCCATAATTTTTACTTTCTCCTATTGATTTATATTTATTTATGTTAAACGGAATTTAAAGGTTACTTGGCAATAGTTCTACCAAGAGCGGCGGTGTATGCTCTAACTGTCTCGTCGGTATAAAGAGTTTCGTCCTTATCTTCTTCAATAAAGTCCTCGGTTAGAATATTTGATTCTTTCTTTGGCTTACCGGAAAAGTGAACTTCTTTTAGATGACCAAGCTTTTTTTCAAAAGAATCTAAATCATCAAATTCAAGTCCTTCGGCAAGGGATTCAAATTTAGCTGCATTAGTTACTGAGAGAGTCCTTGAAGCTTCGTAGATTGAAGCAACCTTAGCAGTATTCTTCAGGTCTTCTGCAAGTTCTGCATTGGCCATTAGAACCCTATCTAATGATTCTTCTAGATCAGATACCTTGGCAGCTAGTTCTTCAACTACATCAACCTTAGATTCTGGCATATCGATGTAATGTTCTGCAAAGAGGTTCTTTAGACCGGATAGGAAGTCTTCGGTTACTTCTGACTTAAGAGCAGACTCTACTGCAATAGCATTTTCTTCGAGATAGGATTCAACGGCATGATCAAGATAAGCATCAAGCTTCTCTACTAGTTCAGAAGTAATTTCGTTGATCTCTTCTTCTAGAGCCGATTCATACTCTTCTTCTAGTTCAACGATACGCTCTGAAACCTTAGCCGAAACAGCGGCCTCAACAATAGTAGCAGCCTTAGACTTAAACTCTTCTGTGAGATCCTGGCCTTCGAAGACCTTCTCAAAATCTTCCTTCATAGCAACAGAAGCACGATTCTTAGCGGAATCATCAGATACCTGAGCTACTGCTTCTGGGAATGCCTTAACTGCATTAGTATAAAGCCATGAAAGATCTTCTGGTGCGAGCCAAGGGGTTAGAGCTAAGAGCTGAGCAAGAATCTCTGACTTCGTATCACCTGGAGCGGCGGCAGGATGAAGAGTCTCAGCGGCTTCTGATTCGCCTTCAGCGAGCTTGTCGGCAGCACGATGTATGCCCTTTAATCTTTTCTTTTGGATAGATACCTTACTAGTTAATTTGGAGACTGCGTCGGTGTCTGTATAATCTTTTGATGCTTTCTTAATATAAGAACCCAGAGTCTTCTTGGAAATCTCATGAAGAGCTTCTGATTCGTCTTCAGCGACTGATTCCTTAGCAATTTTCTTTACTGCTAGATCAATTCCATTTGCGCGCTTAATATCTTTTCTAATCGTTTTCCTTAACGAGTTGAACTTGCCATTGGTGGCGTAATCTACTTTTTCGCCGCCCAAAACTCCACGTTCATTACTAGCGTTCTTAATATAAGAACCCAGAGTCTTCTTGGAAATCTCATCAAGTTCTTCGTAGTGCTCATGAAGAGCTTCTAATTCTTCTACAGATAATTCAATTTCTGCATTCTCATCTTCAGCAAGTTGTGCTAGCTTCTCGATGATATCATTAATATTCATCTAATTATTCTCCTGTTGATTTTACTTTTATTTATGTGATTTCAAACTTTAAAAATTTCAGATACTATTGACAAAGGTTCTAAAGATACGAAGCTTCTCAGATTCGGTTAAGGAAGACTTTTTAATTTCCTTCTTAGTTTCCTCAATCATTTCCTT